GGCGGCTATCGCAAGACCCACAGCGTTTTTCGCCATAGCGATTGGTGAGTAGCCGACAAGCCCGTCGTAGCCAAGTCCCAGCACATGGAGAACATCGCTGGGTGGGAGAATAACCTCCGACTGCTTGTTTTTGCCGACCTCCGGCGCGTCGTCGCTGTTTTTTGTGTAGCGATAGTAAAGCCGACCCTGCGCGTCCCTGTCCACTCTCATACGGTTTGGCATGAGCGGATAGAGCGCCACAACCTCGCCGCGAGCGTTTCGGATAATCTGTGCGTAGGCATTGCCGGAGAGCAGCAGATGATTCATCATCGTTTCGCGGAACACGAAGCTCGTCATTTCCGGGTTAGGCTCGTCATGTAGGACGCGCCAAAGCGGGTGGTCGAGATATTTCTCCTTGCTTCCGTCCGCACCGTATTTATACACGAACAGCGGCAGTCCCGCGATTGCCTCCGCCAAGATACGGACGCAGGAATATACCGCAGTCATCTGCATGGCGGTTTGCTCGTTGACCACCTTGCCGGAAGTCGAGCCGCCCCACAGAAAGCTGCTACCGCCGAGGTTTTTAGGCTTGTCGCGGGGCTTGAATATGCTTTGTAATATGCCCATAGGCTGTTTACCTCCTTACCAAATGAGCAAGCCGCGTGTGTCGTACACGCTTTCGCCCGTATCGTTACCGCAACGGATCGCCCGGTCGAGCGCCATAATGGTGGCGACTGCGCCGTCAATCTTCTCTGTGGATTTTTCCTTATCTGCTTTGATGTTCCCGGCAGGGTCGGTGCGAATGAAAATGTTGTCCATCATCCAGCGGAGAACAGGGTGCCCGCCGTGCGCGATCTTTTCCTCCAACGTCAGCTTCATGAGCTCCTTTGTCGGCGGGGACATATCCTTGAAGCCCTGCCCGAAGGGCACGACCGCGAAGCCCATGCTCTCAAGGTTTTGCACCATCTGGACGGCTCCCCAGCGGTCAAAGGCGATTTCGCGGATGTTGTATTTCTCGCCGAGCTGCTCTATGAACTGCTCGATGAAGCCGTAGTGGACGACGTTGCCCTCGGTGGTTTGCAAGACACCCTGCCGCGCCCAAAGGTCATAATTCACATGATCCCGGCGCACGCGCAGGTCGATGTTGTCCTCGGGAATCCAGAAGAACGGGAGGATGGAATACTTGTCATCATCATCGCCGGGTGGAAACACCAGCACAAAAGCTGTGATGTCTGTAGAGGACGAAAGGTCAAGCCCGCCATAACAGACGCGGCCTTCGAGTGCGTCGGGATTTACCGCAAACGCGCATTTGTCCCATTTGTCCATCGGCATCCAACGCACCGCCTGTTTGACCCACTGGTTGAGCCGAAGTTGCCGGAAGCTGTTCTCCTCGCCGGGGTTTTGCCGCGCCGACTCAAACGCCGCCTTGACCTTATCCATGCCCACCGTGATGCCAAGTGATGGATTTGCTTTCTTCCACACCTTCGGGTCTGTCCAATCGTCCTCCTGCGCCGCGCCGTAAATGACCGGGTAGAAGGTCGGGTCATGTTTTCTGCCGTCGATGATGTCCAGAGCCTTTTGATGCACCTCCCAGCAGATGCTGTTCTGGTTATCTCCGGCGGTGGTGATCAAAAAATACAGCGGCTGCATTCTCGCATCGCCGCTGCCTTTGGTCATGACGTCAAACAGCTTCCGATTGGGCTGCGTGTGCAGCTCGTCAAATACCACGCCGTGGGTGTTGAAGCCGTGCTTGTTGCCTACATCGGCGGACAATACCTGATAAATGCTGCCGGTCGGTTGGTAGATGAGCCGCTTGGTAGCGTCCAGAATCTTCACCCGTTTGGAAAGAGCAGGACAATAACGCACCATATCCGCCGCCACATTGAAAACAATGGACGCCTGATTGCGGTCGGCAGCGCAGCCGTAGACCTCGGCGCGCTCCTCACCGTCGCCGCAGGTGAGCAGCAGGGCGATGGCTGCTGCCAGCTCACTCTTACCCATCTTTTTCGGAATCTCCACATAAGCGGTATTGAACTGCCGGTAGCCATTGGGCTTCAATGTTCCGAAAAGGTCGCGAATGATCTGTTCCTGCCAGTCGATGAGCTCGAAGGGCTTTCCCGCCCAGGTGCCTTTGGTGTGACAGAGCGATTCGATGAACGACACGGCATAGTCGGCGGCGGTCTTGTCATAGGTGGAATCTGATGCTTTGAAGCGCGTTTGTTTATACTTTTTCAGTTTTCGCAATGCCGCCGCCTCCTTCCGGACATAAAAATAGACACCCTTCGGTGCCTTCAATAATCTATGTGTACGAGATACAGCCCCGCAAAGGGCTGAACTCGGCTATTTTCTTTAACGCGGGTTAGTGGTTTTCACCGTGAAGCAGAAGCTCCAGCGCAAGCTGCGTGTCCGGGTCGGCGGGCTCGACGTCCCAGCCTCTGTCGTAGTTGGCAACGATAGCGCCGTTCCGCTTGAGCGTCAGCTTGGAAATGCGCCCACCGTCGATGCCATACTGTGAACTTTCATCATACTGCTTCATCCAGTAGTGAAAAACGCTGTCGTGAACCTTCAGGCTTCCTTCTTTCCACATGGTGCCATCCTCCTTAAAACCGCTCAATGCGGACGCTGTCGTCTGCTTCGAAGATTACCTTGTAGCGGGTTTCTGAGCCGTCGGCCTTCTTGGAAATCAGGCGAATGCCGCCCTCGTAGGCGCTGTAGGCTCTATCGAATTTCTCGCCCTGCGGGAGCTGGCTTTTGGCTTGCTTTAGCTGCTTGTCTGTCATTTTCGTATCCTCCTCAGTTTTTCTTGCTGTTCCAGCGGCTGTCCATCTCGACCATCAGGTCGTGGTCGCGGCTGATGAGCTCTCTTTTTCTTTCAAGGCTTGCGGTTCTGAGTTCGCAGCGATTCTTGAGCAGTTCGTTTTCGAGCTCCTTGTAGGTCATTGTCTTTGTGCTTTTCATGCTGTGTGCCTCCCTTGTTTTGTTATACACATATTCGCTCTAAAAGCACATAATAGCAAGGCAATTCGAAGATATATAACGCTATATATAGCACAACATTTTAGTGTTTAATACTACATATAGTTGTGTAGTTTATGCCTCGCCGGTGAGGATGAAATACGCGTATTCGCGATGGTGCTCCTCCAGATACACGACCAGTTCGAAGAAGCCCATGTCATTTGCGATGCGCTGCACCGCGCTCACATCGAACATATTGGTAAGACCGGTGTCGCGCACGGCGAGAATCTGTTCCTTGATTTTCTCAGTCATCGTCGCTAACCACCCTGCAGGCATCCTCACCGTAGGCGACCGACAGTCCGCAGCCGTTGTCCCATGCTACCATGACCGAGCCGATGTCGTCCACGCCGCGCACGGTGCCTCGTGTGCCGATGGGCGGCGCTTGCGGGTCATCCATGCGGAGAAGCTCCACGCGGGTGCCCTTCGGATACATGGCGCGAAGTTGCTCCACGATTTCCTGCGGCGGAAAGTGGTTATTTTGCATCGTTAGCCATCTTGCCTTTCATTTTTCTGCTCTTTGAGCCATTCTTGATATTTGGCTTCAAACGCTGGGTCTTGATAAGCTCTTTTCACAGCATTCAATGTGGCGCGGGCAAGGGATTCAACGACATGGGGCGGTATCTGACTGACATCGATTTTTACTTCGTTTTCATCGTCATTCTTCATTGCCGTCCACCTCCTTGTCCTGCAGGCTCATCACGTCGTCATAAAGACCGGCGTCGCCTTCGATTTTCTCGATGTACTCCTGTGTCTTGGGGTTACCGCTCTTGAAAGCGCCGCTGCCGGTCAGGTTGCGAAGCAGAATTTTACGCGCCGCCTTGTACTCGTCGCCGATGAAGCCGAGTCGAAGGAGGAAGCAGCGGAAAGCGTACTTCTCATTGTCTGTGTCCTTTTCCTTGGCAGTGACTCGCTTCTGCGTTTTTGCCATGCCGATGAGCTTGCCGGTGAAATGGGCGTAGGCGCTGATTTCCTCTGGCGAGGGAAAACCATTAAACCACGGGAAGTTGACCGTCTCGTCCGTGACCTCAATCGGCAGAGCATCCGCGCTCAGAGCCTTTTTGATGAGCGATTCCTTACTTGCCACCAACAATCGCAAGTTTTCGAGCGCCGCATCGCTGATGTCCTTTCGAGGGTAGGAGATAACAAGGGAGTCACTGGCTTCTTCCGGCGCGTCATCGTCAGGCGCATTCTGCGACTCCGCTTCAAAGCCCTGTTCGTGCAGCCGCTCGATGAGCCTTTCGATTTCCTCACTGTCAGCGCGGTCATCGAAGCTGACGGTGCCGTTCTTGTCGATGGTGAAGTAATCCACCTTGTAGGCGAAGGTAGGAGCGCCCTTGTATTTTGCCGCGCAGCCCGTAGCCTCCGCCATCGCTGTGACCAGCCGTTTCCTGTCGCTGCCAGTCAGGTTGTACCTGAGTTCAAAT